TCACTTAGGAGGTGACAATATGTCGGAAGAGATTAAGAAAAACCAGCCAGGAGAAACTGGCGAACTAGGCGGAACCGCACCTGGTCTATACCAGGGACAAGGCGCTTTCGCTTCAGGTGGCGTTGGTGGTGTAACAGATCCAGGTGCAAATACACTTGGCAACATCCCTAATGCTAACTTTGGTGTTACCACTGGTCCTAATGCCGTTAACCCTTCGGGTGATGCTGCAAGCGGAATCCTACGCCCTGAACAGGCACGTCGTTTTATTGACTACGTTTGGGATGCTACCGTTCTCGCCCAAGATGGTCGTCGTGTGACGATGAGAGCAAACACCATGGAACTTGAGAAGATCAATGTTGGTGAACGTGTTATCCGTGCAGCCTCACAGGCAATCGGTGACTACACAAACACTGGCGCTCAGTTCTCTAAGGTAGAACTTACAACCAAGAAGATTCGTCTTGATTGGGAAGTTTCTGCTGAAGCACTAGAAGACAATGTCGAGGGGGCTGCATTAGAAGATCATCTCGTTCGCTTGATGACAAATGCATTCGCTAATGACATTGAAGATCTTGCTATCAATGGTGATGGTACAACAGCACCATTCCTTTCAATTATGCCTGGCTTCATCAAGAAGCACCAGACAAATGGAGACTCACATGAGGCAGCAATCACTGTTGCTGACAATGCCTGGACTCCAGAAAAAATGCAAGAGATTATCCTTGCCATGCCACGTAAGTACCGTGCACTTAAGAACAATCTTAAGTTCTATGCAGGTACAGATGCATTCGCAGGTATCGTTAAGAATAATGGTACATTGTCTGATGCAATCGCTGAGGCACTTGGTAAGAATGGTAATACCTATGCAAATACACAGGCATACCTTGATGGCCAAGGCCAAACTTTCGGTGGCGCACGTACAACTCGTGTCCTCGGAATTGATGTCCAAGAAGTTCCTTACTACCCAGATGGCTATGTCGATTTGACATTCCCACAAAACCGTGTATGGGGCTTCCAGCGTGATATCGTCGTTAACCGTGAATATGTTGCTAAGAAGGACACAATTGAATATACTGTGTTCGTTCGCTTCGGTATTCAATGGGAAGAAGAAGACGCTATTGCATGGGCAGACGCTACAGCAGATTAATCTGTAAATAGCACCTTTTGAGAGGGGGTAGGGGCGAAATCTCCTCCCCCTCTTATCTTTAGTATTCTGTTATAATAGTTCACATAGGAGGTTAAATAATGGAAGAAAATAATTTAAATAATGAAGTAAGTGAAGTAGCAGTAGAAAGTTCTGTTGCTCCAGAGATTTCAGTTGAGTCACCAGTCATTGCAGAACCAGTTGTTGAGGCCCCTATGCCAGAGACTAAGGTTGAAGAAGTTGCAGCCGAAAATAGTATTCAGGCATCAGTAACTGAGGCACCAGAGGCTGTAGATGCAATTACTACATCAGACTTTAGCAGACCAAGTTCTGATACAGTTCAAGGTATTGGATCTGTTGCTAATGGCGTAATTGGTGTTGCTGATAAGCCAAGACCAGTTAAGAAGGCTGCTCCTGCTGCAAAGGCAGCAAAAGAAGAAACAGTTGCCATTCATTCAACAAAGAATGTTAGTTGGTCTGGTGTAGGCAAAGTATATCGTGGATACAATATTGTATCAAAGTCTGCTGCTGAAAAGTGGTTGACAAGAAATCACGTTCGCATGGCCACCCCAGAAGAAGTAGCCAAGGAGTTTGGTCGCTAAATGCAAATTTTGAGAGTTCCGCCATATGACTTAAGTGTTACACTTGATGTTTCTTCAGCAAGTGTAGTATATAACTACACAATTGTTGATATGGCGGACTCTTCAGAAATAATTGGCATAGCCACCTCAGACACCTTTAAAAAGGTTGTTATTCCACTTTCTTCAAAATACGATACTCAATATAAAGTCACGGTAGACGGAGAAGACACATATGTAGATGTAGTACGTCCATATGTCAATCCAAACGATCATGGTAGCACAGCAAGTGAAATCGCAGCGTATGCTAGTAACGAAGAATTAGCAAGAGCAATCATAGACTCCGTATGCGATGTAGAATTTTATTATAAGAAAAAAGTTTTAGAGACAACTGGCCTAGGTGTAGATTATATTCCAATTTGGGTAGATGCTAAAAAGGTTGTTAAGGTTTATGAAAATAACGTGCTGCTATATGATGAATCTGATTTGGAAAATGCAGTATCAGAGTTTGAAATTATTGCAGATGGATCTGCTATAACAATGAAATATTCAGATGCAATCAATAGAGATGAATCTGCACGTATTCTTTTGCCAGCATCTCCAACAGATATTGCAGAGTTAGATTATTCTGCTAGAGGATTTCCAAAAGGATGGGACTACAGGATTACTCTTGAAGTAGGCTATAACAAAGTTCCAGAGGATATTAAGAGGGCAACTGAACTGTTAATTCATGATATTGAGTGTGGTAAATTAGATTATTATAAGAGATATATCAGCGCATATAATACAGATCAGTTTAGAATTCAGTTTGATAAGGCTATATTCCAAGGTACAGGTAATTTAATAGTAGATAAAATACTTGACAAGTATAGAAAACCAATTGAGTTCGTCGGAGTACTATAATGGTAATATGCGAAACTCCAGACTTCGCATTCCCAATGCAAGCAGATATATATCATCCTATAGTTGAACAAGGCGCTTACGGAAATATTAAAAAAACTTGGATATTGGACAGAACTATTGCATGTTCGTTTAATGCAGCAGGCACAGCATTTAAGGAAGAAGTACTTCCAAATATAAATATCACTCAAGATAAAATACTTCTTGGACGTGCAAAAACAGATATTCGTATTTCAAGTTTAGAGGCTAAAAATTCTATAACAAATGTTATTATTACTAATATTCGTGATAAAAATTGTAATGAAATTTACTTAGAGACTTCTGGCCCACGTGCAGGCAAATCTACAATATTTGAAATTGCCACACAAGACCCATTTACTGGTCCATTTGGAAATATTGAATATTATAAGTTAATTATTCGTAGATCAGAGAATCAGGCGGTAGATGTTTGATGAGAGTAGTTGTGGATTCTAAAAGGTTTAAAATGGAAATGAATAAGATAATGGATTACTCTTTTGGATTTCTTGACGGTGTACAGAGAGGGAAAAAGGCTTTATACCTATCTCTTGGGCCAAAGATTGCAGAGTTAGCGTCTCAGTTTATTGACGCAAATGCTAGGATGTCGCCAGATTTACTGCATCATATATATGAGTGGGAGCAAACTGGAAGTCCAAAATCAAGGCTTTTTGATGTAGATTATACGATTAGTAATATTGGGATTACTTTTAAAACAACGCTTAAGCAGTCACAATCAATTAAAAAAGGATCCAGTGTTCCTTTTTACAATAAAGCATCAATTATGGAAAATGGCATAGCCGTAACAATAAAACCTAAAAAAGCAAAAGCATTAAAATTTGAGATAGACGGTCAAGAAATTTATACTTCAAGAGAAGTTCGTGTTGAAAATCCAGGTGGAAACACACAGGGACAATTTGAAAATGCAATAAATAACTTCTTTAATGTATATTTTAGACAATCATTTTTACGAGCAAGTGGACTACAAAATTACTTAAATTATCCAAAAGTTTACAGTAAAAATCTAAATGCTGGAAAGCGTGGCGGTAGATCTGTAGGAATTAAGACAGGATATCGCTGGGTAGCAAATGCAGGAGTTGCACTATGACAATATCTTATCCTCCAATTTTTATAAATGAATATTTAAAAGAAAAATTACCAATGACAGGCAGAGAGGCAATGCCATTTTTCCCCACGATGCCTACGGACATACATTCTTTGACAGAATCATTCCCAGACGGAATGTTTGCAGTTTTTGATAGAATGTTTAAAATGCGTAGGGGACCCTTTCCACATATTAAGTGTGAACAATTGCTATATTATTTTTATAAGGTAGATGGAGACCCAGAATTATTAATTGAACATACTCAAAGAGTTCAGGACCTTCTAGATCGAGGAGATGAATCAGCACAAGAACTTAATTCTTGGATAAAGGGAAAACTATCCACGAATAAGTTATTTGAAATTGATAATAAACAATTTTTACCTATATATTTTCATGATATTAAAATATATCAATTGGAAGAAACAAGAGATATAATTGATTTTGGTACAGCCAGGACCTATGCTGGAAACAAATTAATTATAGATTTTGATTACCATACCATGGGCCATAAAAATCCTGATACGGGATTTCTTGACCCATTAAAATATAATGGAACAATAATTTCATAAAAGGCCTGTATAATTATAGCGAGGAAACACGCCTTTTATTTCTATAGAAAAAAAGAGGTGAATTAAATGGCATATACACGTGGAGATAGTACCCAAATCATCGTAGGTGCAGCAGCACTTTTTACGTATGAGGCAGGTCCACTACCAGAAGCAGGTGCTCTACCAGGGTACACTGCAGGAACTTCTTACAAGGAAACACTTTCCACAGAAGAAGGCTTCCGTAACGTTGGTTATACAATGAACGGTCTTGAACTTCAGTTCCAACCAGACTTCGGCGAAGTACAGGTTGATCAGGTTCTTGACGTTGCCAAGTTGTTCAAGCAAGGTATGCAGGTTAACCTAAATACCACATTTGCTGAAGCAACATTGGAAAATCTTTTGTTCGCACTTGCAAGCAAGGATTCAAATCTCACAACGGTATCTGGTAATCCAACACTCAATCTTTCAGCAGGCGATATTGGCGAATGTCCAGTAGAGCGTGGTTTGGTTGCAGTTGGTCCAGGAACTGGCGATTGTGCTGACTCAGATTCGATTGAAAGAATCTACGTCGCATATCGTGCACTCTCAATTGAGAGCGTAACAGTGGGTGCAAAGCGTGATGAGGCTACAATGTTTGAAGTTTCATTCCGTTTGCTACCAAATGATAACGCATCCTACGGTAAAATCGTAGATCGTTCTCTATAATACAATTTAATAGCAGATAGCCCAGTCTTAATTGGCTGGGCTTTTCTGTTTGGTATAATGGTTTTATGCCTACTCAGATTTATGATAATACTATTGTTACCTTAATGGATGGTAGAGAGTTATATATTACACCGTTAAAAATAAAATACCTTAAGTTATTTATGCAAGAATTTCAAAATGTTAAGGCTGCAAAAAATGATAGCGAAGCAATAGATGCTTTATGTTCTTGCACTACAATTATGATGAGACAGTATTGCCCAGAAATAAAAACACAAGAAGAATTAGAAGATAATATAGACATGCCAACAATATATAAAATATTAGAATACTCTGCTGGAATAAAAATAAATGATAAATCTGAAGAACCTGTAAAAGAGCAGGCGGAAAAGGGTGGGTCTTCTTGGGATGAGTTGGATTTAGCAGAATTAGAGTCAGAAGTATTTTTACTTGGAATTTGGAAAGATTACGATGAATTAGAATCTTCTATGTCTATGCCAGAATTAACAGCAACATTAAAAATAAAAAGAGATTTAGATTATCAAAATAAAAAGTTTTTGGCAGCAATGCAGGGTGTAGATTTAGATAAAGCAAGTGGCAAACAGGATGCATGGCAAGAAATGAAAGCAAGAGTGTTTAGTCAGGGCAAGGCAGCAAATGCGAAAGATGTATTAGCCCTACAAGGCGTAAATGCACAAAAAGCAGGGTTTGGAATAGGTATGGGTCTTGAGTATGAAGATCTAACCCAAAATAAATAGCCGTCTATGGTATAATTATTTCACTAACCTTAAGGAGGAATAATGGCCGAAAAGCCTTCCAATAAAAAAACAGTAACGCTGGTAGATGGAACAGAAATAGCAATCAGACCTTTGAAGTTGTCTTTGCTTAGACCATTTATGGTAAAGTTTGCTGATCTTGCATCAGTAAGCGATGATAACGATAAGTCAATGGATATTCTGCTTGAATGCGTACAAATTGCAATGAAGCAATATAAGCCAGAACTTGCAGAGGACAAAGAGCAGTTAGAAGAACTTCTTGATCTTCCAACTGTATATGAAATAGTAGATGCAGCATCTGGCATCCAAAACGCAGATGCAGGAGCAATGCTTAGTTCGCTAGGTAAATAAAAAATAAAAGAGGTGTCTTGAGAGTTGGCAGATGTAAATTCTAACATTAATATCAACTTTAATACTGCCGACGCATTAGCACAGTTACGTAGGTTGCAGGCAGGCCTCAGCAGGTTTCATCAATCACTTGCTGAGGGCAACCTCGCTGCTGCTAACGCACAAAAAGGTCTCAACGCTCAACTAGTTCAAGCAATAGGTGCCACTGGTAAATTTGCAGTAAGTCAAGCAAAAGTTGCCTCAAGCACCATGGCGTTTACAACCGCCTTAGAAAAAAATAAGTTTTCTTTACGTGAATATTATAGATACAGCATGGCTGCAGCAACAGCCAATACAAGAGTTCTAGGCAAGGCTTTTGCTCAAGAACGTGAAATTATAAATCGTGCTCGTAGAGACAGAGTAAAGGCATTACAGGCGCAGTACATACAAATGTCTAAAGCCCAAGGTGGGTTTATTGACGCAATGCGTGTTATGCCAAGAACATTGATGATGGCAAATGGAAGATTTACAGAACTTGGAACAAGAATACAGTATGCAGCACAAAGACAGCAGTTCTTAAATCAGTTATTAAAACAGGGTTCTACTCAACTTTTAAATTTTGGTAAGAATACTCAGTGGGCTGGACGTCAGTTAATGGTCGGTCTCACTATACCACTTATGATGTTAGGTGGATATGCTTCTAAAGCATTTAGAGAATTAGAGCAGGCTACATTAAAGTTTAGACGTGTTTATGGTGATGCCTTTACAAATGATACTGAGGTTGAGGCTGCAGTACAAAATATAAGGAAACTTGCAGACGAATTTACTAAATATGGGGTTGCAGTAAAAGATACCGTAGAGATGGCTGCCACCGCAGCAGCAGCAGGTTTTTCTGGCAGAGCATTAGAGGAACAAGTTAAGACTGCAACAAAATTAGCCGTGCTTGGTCAGGTAGAACAGCAACAGGCTCTTGAAACAACCATATCATTGCAAAATGCTTTTGGTCTTTCAACTGAAGAACTTGCAGAAAAAATTAACTTCTTGAACGCAGTAGAAAACCAAACTGTTGTTTCTATCGAAGATTTAACTATTGCTATTCCAAAGGCTGCTCCTGTAGTTAAGCAACTAGGTGGATCTGTAGAAGATTTAGCATTTTTCCTTACAGCAATGAAGGAAGGTGGTATCAATGCCTCAGAAGGTGCAAACGCTTTAAAGTCTGGTCTCGCATCATTAATTAACCCAACTAAAAAAGCAAGCGCAATGCTCAAAGATATGGGTATTAATATTACAGGAATTGTTGAGGCTAACAAGGGTGATATCAAAGCAACAGTGGTTGGTTTTGCAAGAGCACTAGACACCTTAGATCCATTAAACCGTGCTCGTGCAATCGAACAATTATTTGGTAAATTCCAGTTTGCTCGTTTATCTACACTATTCCAAAACGTAACTAAAGAGGGTACTCAGGCAGCAAGAGCATTTGATTTAGCAGGAGCATCCGTAGAAGAGTTGGCAATTCTATCTGAGCGAGAAATGAAGAAGGTAGAGGAGTCAGTAGGCGTTAAATTCCAGGCTGCTGTAGAGCAATTTAAACAAGACATTATGCCATTAGGAAAGGCATTTCTTGAAGCAGTTACTCCAATTGTTAAATTTTTTGGCAGTCTGTTTGAAAAATTCAATAAGTTAAGTGACAACACAAAGAAAGTAATAGCGATCATTGTTGGTGTTGTTGCTGGTTTAGGCCCAATAGTTCTCATGACTTTTGGTTTGCTGGCAAACGGTTTGGCAAATTTAATTAAATTATTTGCGACAATTCGTGGAGGCATAGCCAAGTTAAATGGTCAGACAAATATCTTGGGTGCTGGTTTTAATTATGTTACACAGGAACAACTTGAGCAACAAGCAGCAAGCCAGGCATTGCATAATACGCATACAAGATTAGTTGAAATATTTAATGTTGAAAAGTCTGCTGCTTTACAGTTAGCAGCAGCATATAGCAGTTTAAGTTCTCAGATGCGAAATATGGCTGCACAAAATCCAGCCCTTTTTGCTGGAGGTATGCGTGGTGCTGCAGGAGCAGTTTCCAAACTTCCAAAGTCTCCAAAGGGATACGAAGACGGAATTATTAGTGTTCCAGGTCCAAAAGGCGCTGGAGATGTTGTTCCTGCAATGCTGTCACCAGAAGAAGCAGTTATTCCATCCGATAGAGCAAAGAAATATCGTGGACTAATTACTGCTATATTCCAAGATAAAGTTCCAGGATTTATGGCTGGAAGGCTTCCGTGGGGAAATGCACATCCAATAAAGCAATCTGGGGCTATAAATATTGGAATGCCAAAAAGTTTTAAAGATGTAACTCAATCAAGACAGATTGCAGATCAAATAGATAAAACGGTCAAGTCTGGCAAATTTGGTTCCATGCCACCAACAGACTTTGGAACATTAATCCAGCCATTCTCTGGTAGAAGTTTCCCGATCCGTGGAGTTGGCGGGGTATATAGAAAGCCTAACGGAGAACTAGTAGTAGTAAAGCCTACAATGGATGAAAAGACTGCTTTAGCAGAATTAAGGGCTACCCAAATAGCAAGAGAGGCACATGGATTAATTGCTCCAAAACAGTCAATAAAAACTATGATTGACCCAACAGATGCAACAGGAAAAAGAAAAATAATTGTTTTAGAATCTCCTTACGACCCAAGAATTGCTGAAGCAACTGGCAAATTTACTAAAAAGGATATGATTTCTCAATTAGTTGCATCTACATTAAGGGCAGACAAAGACTTATCTCAGTCAAACGTGTCTGGCAAAGTGTTGGCAGATGTTGGTACTGCTGGTGTATTTGATAGAGCATCTGGATTTAGAGATTTTGCCAAAGCCCTACCATCTATGGAAGAGCAGGCAATGATTAATCTCCTTGGCGTAAAAGGTGGGGCAAAGAAGTTTTTTGCACAACAGACATCTGGCATAGCAGCAAAAATGAGTCCTAAACAGTATAATGAAGAAATTATTAAGGAAATTGATAGAGTCCTTCCTAGACTAAAAAATACTATTGCAAAATTTGATTTAAATCCAGCAGAACAAATAGTTTATCAAAATATGATAAAGAGGCTAGAGGATGGACGAAAGGTAGATTGGTCAAAACTACACTCAATTCATTCTAAGGCTGGAGAGTCAATTAAAAAACTTGAGGTCGGTCAAAATAAAAAAACATATCAAGATGTTATAGATGCTCAAACTAAAAAGTTTGCCTTGGGCAATTTTGAAGAATTAAAGTCAGATCCAACTTCTAAAAATCAAATAGATACAATTGTAAAAAGATTGGCAAAAGACTCAGTCGATGAATTAGAAAAATTAAAAACTTCTAATCCTAAACAGTATGACTTAATCACAGACTTATTACGTAAAAAGAAAATAAATAATGTTACACAGCATGATTTACTCAAATTTGTTAAAGATGAAATGGTATATAAAGATGGATTATATTATGATAAAAAGTCTATTGAGGCA